AGCGGTCGGGCCGGGTCTTCTTCAAAGGCGATTTCAGCGCCGTACGCCGCCGCCAACTCGTAGCTGTTGTCGAACGCGGTGGGCAGCAACGCCCCCGTTATCCGGCCCGAGTTGATCTGGCCGGCCAGCGTAGTACCCGCCGCCAATGTGCCGACGTGCCCGTAGACGCCAATCGCCCCACGTTGCTCCAGCGCGCCGGATACGCTATCCAAATGGGTGCGCAAGGCGGTCAAATTGGTCTGGTCGTTCCAGGCGCTGACAATGATGTTATGGCCGCCGCTGAACACGGTCGCCAAGGCGGTCGCCAGAGTCGGATCGGTTGCCCCGGCCACGCCGGCGGCAACGGCCACCGTCACGCCGGTCATCGGCACGGAACCGGACAACGCCGTGGCGCTGACCTTGATCAGACTGCCCAAGGTGCCTTTGCATTTTGCGGTCAGCGTCAGCACGCCCAGCGCCGCCCCAGCGGTCACCGGAAGATTGTTTTGCAACCCGAACTGCACAGCCAATGCGGCCGCTATTTCGGTCGCGGTATCGGACACGTCAACGGCAACCTGCACAGCCTGATTGCCGACATTGACCGTCACCACCCCGGCGCTTCCGGCAGGGCCGGTAATGGTAACCGTCTGGGTTCCGGCCACGCCGGCTCCGGCATCATCCAGCGCAATCGCCTGCAATGACAGGTAACGGTTGGCTTTGAGCGCCGCCGCGCACATCAAATGCGCAATGGAGCCATGGCCGAAAAACACCGCCGCGTCCACGTCGGAGAAAATGTCAACAACTGTATTGGCGACTACCGTTCCGGCCGCCAAACGCTGCCCGACAATCAAGGTGCGTTGCAGGTTGCCCGGCAGCGTCCGCACCGCAAGACGGGTGTTGAACTCGATATATTTGCCCGGCTTGCGGGTGCTCGCGGGGATGGAATCAAATGAAATATTAGGACTGGCCATTACATAGGCTCCTTGACAGTTTTAACGGGCTGCACGGGCGCGGCCTTGGTAACGATAACCAGGTCGCCATCGGTGATGCGGCGCTGGTAATAGACCGAATCAATCACCTCGACCTGCTCGGCATCGGTGATATAGCGGGTGGGGTGGAATTCCTTCGGCACCTTAATGCCGGGAGCTGCTTGTACACGCATTAGGGTGCCCTCATAGTGATTAAATCGCTGGCATCGGCGATGTTGTCGCCGGGTTTAAGATAATAGTTAAAGCCGGTGCGCAGCCAGTCGGGCTGGTTGGCCTCGGCAGGTTGGCTGATGACGTATTGGGTTTTCAATTCCAGGGAAAAAACCGCCAGCGATTGCGCCAGCAGCTTTTTATTGAACAGACTTTTCACTGCGCCTGGCTTGAACGGATCGATCGCCAAACCCAAGTCCTGGTTCAACAGCAACAGCCGCGTATCGTCGATGATTTGATAGGCACCGACCTCTGTGGCGCTAACGCTATGGCGGGTGAATTTCTCGCCGCGCGCGCTATGGGTAGCCGCCAGCAGCAGGAATTCGGCATCGACCCGCCACTTGTTCTTTGAAGTGCCGACCGGCTTGGGGTCGGATTCGCCTTTAAACGTCACCCACACCGCCGGGAACTGCCGGATCAATAACGCCAGGGCTTTATCGTCGCCGCCCAGTTCGCCGCCATAGCTCGCAACTGTGCCCAGCGCATAGCCGAAGCTAGCGGCTTTGACCGCAGCAACCAGCGCGTCTTCGATCTCGGCGATCATCGACGGCACCAGGCAGCGCTAATAATGGAATAATGAGATTTTAAGTTCATGGCTGCAGTGTAGCCATGCGGGGGGAAGCGAGGAATCCGAAGGGCTTCGGAACCTCGCTTATAAATGGAGGTTAATAGCTGTTGCGAGAAAATGCAGAGGAGCTTGACGAAAAACTAACCGTTGCGTCGGCAGGCTCGTCAACCGCACCAGTCGCATCCGGAGCGATCGGGATTTTTCCGGAGGCTACTTTTTCCAGATACTTGATAGCGTCATCATAAGTCTTCTGAATGTGTTCCGGAACCAGCGGATGGTAGAGAAAATAGTACGTAATATCGCAGGCTATTTGCTCAAAGTCCTCAGGCACAGCGGTCAGCGGCAGATATTGGGTTATGTAGCGGTTAATGCGCGCACCGGCTGCGGTGATGGCTTTATTCAATACCGCCGTATTGATAGTGGTTGCGGTCGTATCCTCGCGATTAGTGAGCTGGACTAGCTCCAGCTCACTAGATCGATCGACAAGGTTCTGCTGGGTGCAGTAGTCCACTATTTACCCGGCTTTTTGGTTGGCTTATCGGTCTTAGTGGATGAATCGGCCTCGCCAGCATTACCGGGCTCTCCAGCATTGCCAGATTCGTCGGCATTACCGGTTTCTCCAGTATCGCCAGATTCGCCAGCATTACCGGTTTCTCCCGCATTGCCGGCATCATTCGGCACCACCACTACAGTCAGTAGCGGTTCAAACAGCAGCCTCTCCAATTCATCCGCAGTAAAACGGTCGTCAGGATGCTCGGTCGGTGCGATTGAATGCGCCATGTTGCAGCGCCTAAAGCCCTCTTTTTTTGATGCGATTATGATCGTCATGGCTTTCCCCTTTAGACCAAAGTGGTTTGGCAAGCGCCTTGCCAGCGGCCGTAGCCGACATTGCGCCAGGTATCCAGACCAATCTGGATCGCATCATTATCAAATGCGTATTCCGAAGTCTCATCCTTGACCTTCAGCGCAGGCTTGGTTTCTTCCTGACGGATCAGCGGCTTGATGCTGCCGTCGGTGCGCCAGGTCGTGAACTTGTCAGTCCATCCTGCCGCCGTCAGGCGAGGGTTAACCGCTAGTTTGATTGACAAGCCGTCCATGCTGAATGTGCTCGGCCCAGAAACACGCGCCGCCGAAAGGCCCGACCGCGCCGCATCGCTCAATCCGACCGGCACCATCACCAGGAACTCGGACGCCAATTCGTTGATCGGCTCGCCTTGGTCATCGACCAAAGTATGCAACTGGGCGATTGACTTCAGGATGGCTTGCTGCATTTCTTCCGGTGACGGTGCGGCAATAACGCCATGCGCCGATGCCGGCAATGCTGAAATATCGACAGTGATAGCGTTACTCTGTGAGCCGGTTACGCCTTCAGCATGATCGGTGTCGAAGAAATACTGGCCGTCGTAGCACGGCGAAGTTGCACCGTTCACGATCAGCGCGCTCAACAATGAGGCGAAATGGGTCACGCCGCGTTCTGCGAATTCGCCCATCCGGGTGCGCAGCTGGCCGGTTTTATCGCGGCGCAGATCTTTCAATAAAATATCCAGCGTAGCTTCAAAATGCTTATTCTTGATCTCAAAGCCCTGAGCAGCGAACTCTTTAGCCTGCCGGCTGCCGATCCACTCGCGCAAAGTCGGCGGCATGCTCAACCAGACGTATTCCTCCATCCCCTGATCGGAGGTGAAATAATTCGACACCCCGTCAATCCAGCCGACGGCATTCAGCGCTTCCAGGCGCTCGTAATACATGCCGATGACGGCACGGCTGCTTAAATCATTCATACTTTTTGACATATTTGTCCCCAAGTCAGTTGTAGGTTGGGTAGCAAAGCGCAACCCGACATTTATCAGCTGGGTTTCGGCTAATGCCTAACCCAACCTACAGTTGTTGTTTAGCCCTCGGTTGCCCAAGTTCCGCGCAGCGCTACGACGAGTGGGCCGTTGGCGTCGCCGGTCGCGATTTTTACAAAATCCCCTCGTTTGGCGGTGGCTTTGGTATTGATCAAGTCTTTGTTGTCGGTTCCGGGCAGATCCGGGCCTTGAATCTTGTCGCCTGCATCCGGAGACACATTGACTGCAATCGCGCCAAAGGCACCGCCGTTCATGATCGCGCAATTAACCGGCGTGGCCACAGCGGGCAAGGTGATGATTTTCGCGTCAGCAGTCACGACGAACAGCTTGCCGTTATCCTGAATATCCAGAGTCTTATCGACGGTGATAGCCTCGCGCACCGTATAAGCGGCCCAAGGATCGATATAGCGGGCGGCGTCGAACGCCACGACCGCAACCCCGGCGCTGACATAGCGATGCACGAAGCCGATGAATACGCCGCCGACTGGGTTTAATGAGAAAGTATCGTCATCCGTGGCATAAACCGGCTGGCCGAAATCGGTAATCGCCGCGCCGGTCACTGGTAGCTCGATCTTGCCGCTTTCGATCACTCGAACGTTGATGGCGGCTGCCAAGCCTGCTGAATTATCGGCCTGCGACTCGGCAAAACCGCCGAATCTGTCACCCGCCGCCAAGGGACGAGCGTGTCCTGTTCCGACCACCAGCCCGACCGCTGCCAGGGCGTAGATAATATCCGCCGCGATAACCGGGAACTCGTTACGGTTGCCGCCCTCAATCGAACGCTGTTTATCAGCTACTAATGTCGCCATTATTATTTACTCCCATGGATTTTTACAGAGCCGCCCTCATTGGCGCGGCAATAGGCCAGATAAGTTTCCACCGTGCCGAATTCGGCTTGCAGGGCGGCTGTTTTACTGTATTCGGCTTTAGCGCGATCATCGCCCGATAGCGCGGCGGTCGCATCATCGAAAGGCGTTTTCCCGGCGGTTTGCATGCCAGACAACGCCGCAATCGGTTGCGCCGATTCTAAAAATCCGGACAGCGCTGCAAAATCCTGCTTGCCCAAATTGGTCAAATAGCTTTCCAGCTGTTCCCCGATAATCCGCCCGTCGGCCTTGCCTTGCTCGATCAGTTTTGCAACACGATCTTCAGCAACGTTTCCGGATAAAGCAGCCACCTGATCTTGCAACTCTTTAACTACGCCGATTGGCGCATATTGAGTCAAGTCAACCGCTGCACTAATCTGCGCAGACAATGCCGCAATCTCATCCGCTTTGCTTGTTAGCAATGCCGACAAACCCGCAGTTGCGCCGTCAGACCCGGCAATCATGGTTTTTAATTTATCCAATTCAGCTGAGATTTCCTCGGCCGTAGACGTGAGGGGCAGATTGAGCAGATAGCGCAATCGTTCGAGCAGTTCATCCATAGCGGACTCCTGAGGAATTAAAAATTGGAGGGCGGCCAGCTCAGCTAGATCACAGAGATCATCGAGCGAGGCATAATTAACCAGCGAGGCCATCAGTAGCCCGGTAACTTCGCCGGTAGTTTTATCGTAGGTAATGACAGGACTGATATAACGGAACTCTTTATCCGTAATCTCTTGTTGGGCGGTAGGCGTCCATTCGGTGGCCACAGCATAAATGCCATCGCCCGGCCTCCATTCAAGCGCAGCTCCCCAACCGGCGGCTTTCGCCTTAATGCCGGTTTTTGATACATGGAGCGTTTGGTGGTTATAGTCGAATAGAAACTTATCTTTCTGCTGATTGCGCGCAGCCAAAATAGCCATAGCGCCAGCTTCAGTTAAAACCCATGAGGCGCATTCGGTCGGTCGCCCATCCCGGCCGCGAAAACTTCCGGCTGGGACAACCCTAACATCGGTTGTGGTGCTATCCAATTCAAACGAACAGGCGGCAATACCGATGTTGGCAGAGTGCTGATTAGATTTAAGGGGCTGTTTTTTGCTCATGGGCTGCATGATAGACAGCCACAAATGACGGGAGTATCCGAAGTGTTTCGGAAGAGGGTTTTATGGGGGAGTGTTTACACTATAGCAAAATACAGTTGGCGCAACCAATGCAAATGAGCGTTTCAACCGTTTATAAACGCGCTGGTGGGGCTTTTTTGCATTTAATGACGGAGAGTCGGCGTAAAAGCCGTTTTTGCGGCTGTAGGCGTTTTTACGTAGGTATGAATGCGTAGGTTGGGCTGACGCAATAAAGCTCAACACATCGACGCCAAAATGTTGAGCTTCATACATCAGTGCAACTACCTACTCCCACTTTCTGACAACCCAGGAGACACCATGAGCCAACCCTTCCAAGAAATCGTTAAACAAGCCCGTGCCAAAATGCTCACTGTCGCGTCATCGTACCCGGAACCGTATCTGAAAGCGTTGCAAGATCTGATCGATCAGCTACTGGATACGGGAGCGTCCATTGATGAAGCACGAACAACCATGCAGCAGCTGAATAGTGACTGGGGTTTAATTCCGCAGGGATCGGTACAAACGGCTCATCAGCTTGCAACTGAAAAAACATAAGCGCTTGTCGCTGACGCTCCAATAATACCCGCCACGCCTGCGCAGATAAATCACTCCAGTCGCAGGCTTTAAAAACCAATGCCTCAATAGCATCGTCAGCTTCCTGCTCAAAACGTGCGTCATACGGCAACGCTGCAATGCGATGCAGGTAAGGCTTAAACCTGTCGTTGAGCGGCCACATCGCTTCGACAACCTCACCACCACTCAGGGCTAGTGTTTCGCTACCGTCTGGCGACTTGTCGAGGCATTTTTCTAAAAATGTTATATATAAATCGTCGCTCATTAATACTATCCTAATTTATAGGGTCGTCATTGAACCTCAAAAGAATTAACTTAAAACTCAGCTTAATTTAAGGGTTTTTTGATCTTAATTTCAGGTTGACTTAAGGCCGTCAAATGCACCGCTACCGGCAAATCGACTCACACGGCACGCCGTCATGATCCCGATCCAGGCGACTTAAGCCACACTCATTCAGGTAGAAGTTGGCTTCAGCGCAATTGCTCATCTCGCCGCATTTCGATTTACCCGCGCATTCAAAGCCGCTGCTGGATGCGGTTTTTATGAAAGACGCCTTTGCGGCCTTGGCCGCTTTACCACCATGCCTAAATTCCCAGGGCGGCGTCGGGTTCTCATCAGCCCATAAGCCAGTACCGGCTATTTTGGCTTGCTCTTCCAAATCAGCAATCGCTTGATCAGTCAGATATTGTCTATACGCCCAGGCCATGCCGCGCTTAACCTGCTCGGCATTGGCGTCTATTCCATCACAGGTTATACGGCCTAATGTGCGCTTGTATTTGTCGGTACCATGATCATCAACCACGACAGGTTTTTTAAAACACAGATCAGATAGCGACTTTTTAGATTGTGTGCCAAACGCCTGCTTGGATTCAGGTGCATCAATCTCAGCCAGGCGAATTTTGACCTGGCGTTTTTCAGTGTTCAGCACCGTCAGCGTATCGCCGTCTGAAATACCGACTACCGTACCAGACCATTCCGCAGCCGCAGCAGGTAATGGCGCCAATAAAATAAGCAACCAAACAAATAAGTTCATGGGTTATCCTTTAAAAAATAAATAGGCGGGAGGTTATTTATGACGGTCAATCTTTAAGCCTTTTCTATCGCCGCCTTAATCCGCTTGCCAATATAAGCGGGAGCGATCATATAACTAGCGCTAACGATCAAAGACAACACAAGTACCAGGAACAGCACGCCTTGTTGCGCGAGCTGATACATAGACGGCTTTACCAAAATAATCTGCGCCATGATCAACACCATTGCAACGCTAGATAGTATGGCTACAGCCACACCTAACAAAGGCTCAATAACCGGCAGCTTAATTTGCAGCCGGTTGCCGTCATAAACCAAGATGCTATTTGACCAGGCTAATTTGATTTGCTTGGGATTGATTGGGCAAGTCGTCATCAGTTCCGTCAGAGCAGCTCGTTCCAGTTTTGATGCCCTAACGCCGGTACGTCGATGAAACTCATCATATTCGTCCATTTCTTGGGTGAAGGCTGTATGGGATTCGTCTTTCGGCGCTTTCTTCTGTAGTGCCATGCGCATCTCTTCAGCAATAACCTGCAACTTGGTTAATTGCTCAAGGTTTAGCTCTTTGAAAAAAGAGGTTCCGAACAGCGTTTGGCTGATTTTGTACATTTCCGCCTTGCAGTTTGCTTCATCACAGATGCTCAGCAACGTATGAACTGCGCGGCTTACCAGGTCTAACTGGCTCTCGGAAGGGGCTGCTGGTAAGTGAAAATGAATTGCCGCGCCGTCTTCCGCATTGACCGCAATACCCACATCTCCCTTGATTTCTACTTTTGCATTCATTCTTTCTTCTTGCGCATATCCACTTTAAAAGTCCCCCCTTTTACGGGGGCGTCGAAGTTTTGACCTACATTGCCATGCACGATGAATTTGGCGGTCTTTTCAGCAGTTTGAGTTAATCCGCCTATCATGCCGAACACGCCGGCTTTGCCCCTGGCATCCAAGGCTCTATAGCCGGCCAACAACATCTGTTCGTCCGGCGTTAATGCCGCGCTGGAACGGATACCGGTCAGGATGTATTGCACGTCGGCACCAGCTGCGGCTATTGCTGATAAGTATTCGGTATCTGGTTTGCGTTTCCCTGACTCATATTTCAGTTGCGCGTCCTTTTGAACTCCGCCTAACTCGCCAAATTCCGTCTGATTTAGATCCAGTCGCAATCGTTCTTCTTTCAACCGCTCAAAAATAGTCGCCATATAAATACATAAAATATTTGACAGGTAGTCATTTGACTACCATAATTACCACACACAAACACAACACAACCACTAACCAACTTTAACCGGAGCGAGTCATGAAAACACCCGAACAAGTCAAAGCCGAATTCCAAGCCAAAGGCATCACTATTTCCCAATGGGCACGCGAGCATAACTGGACGCCGCGCGAGGTATCCCTGGTGCTCAACGGCCAAGTCAAGGGCCTTTACGGCAAAGGCCACGAAATCGCCGTCGCGCTGGGCATTAAAGATGCCCCAGAATCTGACCCTGAACCTGAGCTGGCCGCTGCTTAGATCCTACGTATCAATACCTACGTATAAAAACCTAAGTAAAACTACATAGAGGTCTAAACCATGCCCCAACCAAGCAATCCATCTCGAATTGAATCCGCGCGCGCCAGGCAACTGGACGCTCGGCGCAAAATGCAGACTCAGCCTAGCCGCTCACCCAGGGCCGAGCTAAGCAACGTCAACTATCACGACCATTACCTGAAGCGGGTGGCTAAATGAATTCAGCATCAACTCACAATGCACTCGGCTTTTCACCCGACGCCGCCGTTATTGGCGACAAGGTTAAAGCCAGCCCTGAGATCATAGCCTTAGCTGAGGCTATGGTACTAGCCGGTACTCGCAAAGATGGCCGCAGGATCACGAGTCACGAGGTGGCTTTGCAAGTTGTGCAAGACGTTTTTGCCATGAAACAACATCCATCTCACGAAACCCCAGAGGGCCGCCATTTGAATAGTCATCAAGCCGCTCCTGTAGCTCATGAACCGCTGTTTCTGCATGCTCAACAGGAAAAGCCTGCATCAGCACATCGACTAGTGCATTTAACTTCCAGATATAACCTGAGTCGCTTTCCTGTATTCGCTCTAATTCAGCGATTCTATCGAGCAACGGTTGCTGGGCTTGCTGAATTCCGTTCTGGATGGCTTGCTTAATGTCGTCATTCATAGTGTTTTCCCGAGTTGATTTAAGTCGGGCTTATTCTCGCATTGTGAAACATTGTTTATCTATATGCAAGGCGGCTTTTTGTTTGGAAGCCCCTTCTGAGCACTATCTCCAATGAGCGCACGAAATTGGAAACGGGTTCAACCCCGCGATTTACGGGACGCGATGGACCTCTGCTTGGAATACGCCAAGGCCAAGCACAACCGCTCTGTCGATAGCGTGGCCGACCTGATGGGACTGGCCAGCAAATGGACATTGTACAAATGGATGCAGGAAGCCAGTTTGCCGAGCCGATTAATCAAGCCGTTTGAACATGCGTGCGGCATTGATTTTGTCAGCAGGTGGCTGGTAGTCAGCGGCGGCAAACTGGTGATTGACATCCCCAAAGGCCGAAAAGGCGGACCTGCGGATATCCAGGCATTGCAATCGGCCACCCACGACGCGATCGGCGCATTAATGCAGTTTTACGAGGACAAGAGCAATGCCGAGGACACCTTGGCCGCAGTACAAACCGCCCTAGAGCGCATAGCGTGGCACAAGGGCAATGTTGAAAAGTACCGGCAGCCTGAGCTGCCGTTTGATGAGGAGTAATCATGGCTGCACAAGACATTAAAAGCGCCCTCAAGGTGTTTGCGGTACTGGATGTGCTACTGCGCAACTTTGCGCATGGGTTCAGCCCTAAAGAATTGATCGAAGCCACTGGTTTTTCCGGTACTGACATCACTCGCTACGTCAGCACGCTGGAACAGGCCGGTTATGCCGAACGCATACCGGAGACTGGGCGCATCAGGCCTAGTCACCGCTTAGCGCAGCAAGCCGTGCAGATTTTGAAGTCATTGGAAAACGCGGCAGAACGGATAAAAGAATCACAACAAAGATTAAATCGAGGATAAAACATGGCACGCACTCCAACAGAAACGTACAACGAACACTTTACTGACGCCGATCAGAACAGCACGGCGTTAATGGAAATACGCCAGGAAAATAATGCTGTCGCTGCGGCTGATGCCGTGATTATGGATAGTTTTGATGTAATTAAGGCTTTGGGGCGGATTGAAGCTGCTAATTTTTACGAAACCGTTTCCGAAAAATTGATTGCAGAAACTGCCATAAATATCCGCCAAGGCAAGCAATACAAGGGCTTGCCATATAAAGACAAAGATGGAAATCAGAAACACGTTTCTGATTTTGAAGAGTTTTGTGAAGTTTTTATGGGTAAAACGGCTCGGCGGGTAAACCAGCTTATGTTGAATTACAACACTCTAGGTCCAGAACTCTACGAACAAGCCGAACGCCTAGGCTTCCGTCAACGCGACTACAACGCCCTGAAAGCCCTACCAGCCGATGATCGAGCAATCATTGCCCAGGCGATAGAAGCCGAAGACATGGACAAAGCCCTCGACCTGATGCAACAGATGGCCGCCAAGCACCATCGCGAGAAAGAGACGACTGAAAAGCAGCTGGAAGAACTGGCCAAATCCGTAGACGCCAAGGATGCGGTCATCAAAGGAAAATCAGCAGAGCTGGACAAAAAGAACGAGCAGCTGGCCCGGTTGCAACTGGACAAGAGCACGGACATCACCGAGCAATATATGCCGGGGCATATTCAATTAACTGCCCTGCAAGATTATACGCGGCGTCTTACATCGATGGTCACCGCTACGCTTAACAGTGAAATCATCAAGCTGTACAACGAGTTCGACGGACAGCCGCCCAAGCATATTGAACTGGCTGCGGCCCAAGCGTTGGGTTTGATTATCACTGCGGCCTATGGGGTTGCGGAAAATGTCAGAGTCCTGCCTGTTTTTGATCCTGAGTTGGCGGCTGATGATCCGGCTAAAGCTGACGCCGAAGCGTTTATGGCGTACCAAGCAGCTCAAACCAGCCAACAAAAAGGCGACCTTATAGCTGAATCAAATCGGTTTAATGAGGAGAGCGCAGAAGACTGGAAACATTGGGAGGACTAACCATGAATCCCGCCTACATACAACAGCTGGTAGGCATTGCCGACGCCGTGGCGGCGGCAGGCCATGGCGAAAAAGAAACGATTTACCAACGCGCTTGCGAGCAACTTGGTAAAAGCCGGGGCACGCTGCTGAAGCACTTAAAAAAGGTTGCGGTCAGCAAGCAGCGCAAGCGCCGGTCCGATGCCGGCGTAGTGGCACTGAGCATTGATGATGCCCGTATGATTTCGGCGTATTGCATGGAGGGCTACCGTAAAAACAATAAAAAAATAACCGCGCTAAAGGAAGTGATTCAGGTGCTTAGAGATAACGGTGAAATTGTCGCGGCCACATTGGATGCCGGTACCGGCGAACTGGTGCCGCTGTCCGAGTCGGCAATTGCCAACGGACTGCGCACTTATAACCTGCACCCGGACCAGCTGCGCCAGGCGACGCCGCACACTAATCTGCAATCGCTGCACCCTAACCATGTATGGCAAGTGGACGGCTCAGTGTGCGTGATTTATTACCTGCCCGACGGCAGTAGTGAGTTGGTGGAACTGGACGATGCGGTGCATTACAAGAACAAGCCGCAGAACCTGAAGGCGATCGAACAGTTCCGGGTAATTCGCTATGTGGTCAGCGATCATGCCAGCGGCGTGGTGCGTTACCGCTACTACCCGCACTCTGAGAGCGGCGAGCATACGGTGCGCTTTTTGGCCTGGGCAATGGCGCCCAAGAGCGGCAATGACCCGTTTCATGGTGCGCCATTCATCGTGATGGTTGACCCCGGCGCAACCTCGGGCGGGTTGGTGCGGCGGTTTTGTAACCGCATGGGCATTGAGCTGATCGTGAACCGGCGGCGCAACCCACGGGCCAAGGGCAGCGTCGAAAAGGGCAACCATCTGGTGGAAACCTCGTTCGAGCAGGCGCTTCGCTTTATGAAAAAGCGCCCCGCCAATTTTGACCAACTCAATGCTTTGGCGGAAACCTATCAGTTGTGGTGGAACGCCACCAAGGAGCACACCCGGACTCAACGCACCCGGTTTGCGGTCTGGCTGACCATCACCGCCGAACAACTGCGCATTACGCCCAGTGCCGAAGTATTGCTGAGCCTGGCAACTGAGGAACCGATCAAGCGCCAGGTGCGCGGCGATTTGACCATCACGTTTAAAAACCGGATATGGAAAGTTGATCATGTGCCCGGCGTTTACGTGAAAAGCAATGTCTATGTGCATTGGCATCCGTTTATGGTCGATACCGCGATGGCTGTGGTTTGGGGCGAGGACGGACAGGAGCAGCACATTGCGCTGTACGAAGACAAACTCAATGGGCTTGGGTTCAGGGAAAGCGCTGCGGTGATCGGCCAAAACCATAGCGCCAAGCCGGACACGGTCGCCGATACCAACCGCAAGAGAGTTCATCAGTTGGCCGCCGGTACCGACACGCTGGCCGCAACCGAGAAGAAGCGCGACAACAAGCATTATGTGCCGTTTGATGGCCGGATTGATCCGCTGCTGGCGTCCAAGCAGGCGCTACCGACATTCATGCCCAAGCGCGGCACGGAGCTGGACGTTAAGGCGCCGACGGTTGAGTTGCTGCGCATGAATGCGGTTCAGGCGGCTAAGTGGCTGCATGGGCGGTTAGGCCGCGAGTATCAGCCGGAGCTGATGGCGGATGTTCAGGCGCGGTTTCCCGAAGGGGCTACTGAAGAGGATTTAGAACAAGTATTGGCTGATCTGACAGCAGGTAGAAGTGCGACCGGTCGGGCTAAGTTGCAGGCGGTTTAAATGGACGATCTCCACAAACAGCTAGAAGCGTTACATGCGGAACGTGGCGAATTAGACCGAAAAATTTCCGATATCAAGATGCAGTTGCAAGACATCTGCGATCACGATTGGAAGTGGCACCAAATTGTTGGGGAAGGACGCTATTGCAATAAATGCATGAAACGAGATTTCAGCGACGATTAATTAACCGATGAGGTAAACCGATGGACGAAATTGATAAAAACAAAATCGAGAAATACATGCTTGAACATGAAATCAAGAGCGTTGATCACCTGCTGAGAATGTTCACTGCTGGACAGAAAGCGTTGCTGATTATTTCCGTGGAAATGTCAGATCTGCATGACAACAATTTTTTAAGCGGCGGCTATGAATGGGAGGAATTTTAAATGCTGCGCGTTGATCTGCCCGATACAGATGGCGGCAACGTCATCAGCATAGAGGTACTGAGGATTAGCCGGTTCGAGCGCAGGCTAAGGAAAACATGCTCTCACCATGCCATCACTGTTGATACAGCGTTAACACAAATTCAATGCAATGCCTGTGGAGTTCAACTCAATCCTGTCGAATGGATAGCCATGATGACCGAAGAATGGCATCGGGTAAAGCGAGTGTATGAACAGTTAAAAGAGCAACATCAGCAGACTGAAGCAAGGATTCAGGAGCTTGAGGCGAAGAGCAAAGTGAAGTGCCAACACTGCGGGCGGTTTACGTTGCGCCGTTATAACTAACAACAACCCAACCAACCGAGATAGCGGCAATGAGTTTTGAAATCACAGACGAAGAAAAAAAGCTGATTCTAAAGCGGAGACAGGAGCAAAGATCGGCAGCGACCGATATGAGTTCTGGTTCCGCAAAAAGTCACCGCGAACCGGAATTCTCACCGTTTGTCGACGAAATGAAACGGCTAGAAAAAACCGGATTTTTGGCTGACTGAATAACAACAACCCAACCAAGAGAGATAACCAACATGGCTAAAACAATAATCGTCATTGAAGACAAAGATACTGACACATCGCTCATCAGCGTACAGGTAATGAAATTCACAAGGACCGGCGAGCCTGACGCCGATACCCCCGCCAAGGTGTTAGGCGGCGTAATCGAAGTGGCGTTGCAAGACTATTTAGCCGGGCACAGTTTTGATGCGTATGTCATGCCCATGCAATCAGCAGTCCAACACTAATCATGCTGGCGCTAAAAAACCTACTGCAACAGCACGGCATCAGCCAGGCGCAATTGGCCCGCGATATCGACCTATCGCCCGCCCTGGTCGCGCAGCTGTTGAATCATGAAAAGTGGCCGGCCAGCATTGGTAAAAGCGCTCTGATGAGCAAGATTACCAAGGCGCTGGCCGTCCGAGAAATTGCCGTTGATGCGGCAATGTTTGAAGCGGTTGCGGGTTCTGAGCCTACAACCTTTGTCACCCCCAACCAAGAAGGTATAGATATGTTACTACGCAAACAAACCCTGACGCCAGCCGCTAGAAAACATTTTTCGTTATTCCGCGACCCGTTCAGCGAGGACGTGAACGAGGCCGAAGATGTATTCACGTCGCCGGATATCCGCTACGTGCGCGAATATTTGTGGGCGACCGCCCGACACGGCGGCTTTGTGGCGGTGATCGGCGAGTCCGGTTCCGGCAAGACCACGTTGCGCCGTGATTTAAACGACCGCATTGCCCGCGAGGATGCGCCGATTATCATCATTGAGCCGTATGTGCTGGGCATGGAAGATAACGACGTGCGCGGCAAAACCCTAAAGGCCAGCGCAATTGCCGACAGCATCATCCTGACTCTGGCGCCGCAGGAAAAGCCCAGGCTGTCGATGGAAGCCAAGAGCCGGCAATTGCACCGGATTTTAAAGGACAGCAAGAGAGCAGGTTTTCACCACTGCCTGATTATCGAGGAAGCGCATGGCTTGCCCATTGCTACGCTGAAGCACCTGAAACGCTTTTTCGAGCTGGAGGACGGATTTAAAAAGTTGCTATCTATCGTACTGATCGGACAGACCGAGCTGAAAACCAAGCTCTCCGAGCGCTCTCCCGAGGTGCGTGAAGTGGTGCAGCGCTGCGAAGTAGTCGAACTACCGCCGCTGGATGCTCAGCTGGATCAATACCTGGCATTCAAGTTCCAGCGCGTCGGTAAGCCGCTGGACGAGGTTTTCGACAAGGGCGCACTGGACGGCATCCGCGCCCGGCTGATCTTTACCAAGGCCGGGAAAACCCGTGAATCGGTCAGCCTGATGTATCCGTTGATGATTAACAACCTGGTCACGGCCTCACTGAACATGGCGGCAACGCTGGGTTTGGGCAAGGTCAACCATGAACTGATTATGGAGTCCTAACAATGGGCCGGGCGACGTTAATTCATGCGAAATTTAAGGCCCGTCCAAAACTGAGGCAGGCTGTCAATAAACGGTTTTGCTGGAAATTAGGGCGGCGTTTTTTAGCAGTATTAAACCGAAAACGGCGCGGCAAATCCTTGATGGAAACCATTCTTCAACTTCCTAACCTGAGGGCGAATCTATGAAGAGCTACCAGCTAATCGGCACAAATCACAATCCTCAATCCGTTGAGCAGATTAACCAGGTGGTTACCCGCCTGCGTTCGCTGGGGTTGGTCATCATCAATGCTAAACCAGGGCGAACGCCGTCGATCCATGTCCAGCCGACTGCCTCAACCCGGCGGCTGGAGTCGGTCTATACCGGCCAAGGCTGGGAGGACGGAAAAATGTACAAGTCCTATGCGGCGGTGATCGATGGCGTGAAGATCGTCTGGCATAAGCCGATGCGAGCGCCGGAAGCGTCCAATGTAATCAAATGGCCTGGGCAGGGCTATCGCAGAGCGGGTCGCAAATGCATGGCCTGATGCTGTTGGCTGTGGTCTTGATGATTTTGCCGGTGATGATCCGGTTTTGGTGAATAGCGCAGTGAGGAGAGCAACAACATGAACTTTATCGATTATTTAGAACGGCAACAGGCGTTTTCTGAGCGCACATTCGGTCCAGGACCAAGAGTGAAAATGGTACTTGATCACCTACGCAAAGAACTGGTTGAGATAGAAAATAACCCAACCGACCTTGAGGAATGGATAGATGTAGTCATGCTGGCGCTGGATGGCGCATGGCGGGCCGGATATGAACCTCATGAGATAGCTGATCAACTTTCGGCCAAACTCTATAAAAATGAGGTACGCACCTGGCCGGATTGGCGCTTGGTAGACACCGACAAGGCGATTGAGCATATAAGAGAACCTGACGCTGTACGCGAATTATTGGAACAGGACGAAAGAGATAGACAGTTTTTAGCCGAACATGGATCTAAAACCATCGAGTTACTTGCCCAGGCAGACAGAATTATTGAGTCAGCCAAACAATAACCCTAAACCACGAAGATTTTTTAAACGAGAGAGATAAATAATGGCAGCAAAAAAAACCAGAATTAAACAAACAGCCATGATAGCCGTGCCGCAGAGTCATGATGATTGCGCCGCAGACATCAATACCATCGGACGGTTAAGCAGGGAAATTACCGTCACCCAGGCGGCAATGAATGATGAAATTTCGGCTATTACCGATCGCTACACGGATTTATTTACGCCGCTCCAGGACGAGGTTAAATCATTGACCGCAGGCGTACAGAGCTACTGCGAGGCGAATCGGGACGATCTGACGATGGGCGGCAAAACCAAAACCGGCCAGTTTGTGACCGGTACCGTGCAATGGCGGAAAAAACCGGCGTCCGTTGCGGTAAAAGGAGTTGAATCTGTTATTACAGCGCTTAAGAAATTTAAATTAGACCGCTTTGTACGGGTTAAGGAGGAACTGAATAAGGAAGCGATCCTTAACGAACCGACCGCTATTGCAGGTATTGCCGGATTATCGATTAAAAAAGGCGTTGAAGATTTTGTGATCGAGCCGTTTGAGCAGGAGGGGCTATGAGCGAATTGCCCTTTACGCCTGATGAGTTAAAGGCCCAGGCCAAACAAATCCGGCATTTAGCCGGGTTTGCGCAAGGCCGCACCCGGATTGATGAACTTGAGCAGGCGCGAGCGCTGGAGCGCCAGGCGGACGAATTAGAGAGATCAAATGAGCTGTAGCTTTGATTGCCCTTACTGCGGCAAAGCGATCAACATTATACAGGGAATGGAGCTGGCGGCTGGTAACGAGTGGACGGCGCTGATCCAAAGCATACCGCCGAGCATGATCGGCGCTCTGCTGCGTTATTTGGAGCTGTTTAAGCCGTTAAAGCAATCGCTACGCTGGTCACGGCGGCTGGCTTTGACTCAAGAGCTGATGCCGATGATTAAATCCGGTACGGTCAAGCGCAACGGCGTCGAATACCCGATGCCGATGCAGGCCTGGGAAGGTGAAATGATGAAACTGGTCAGCAATAAACCGTCATCCTTAGTTCTGCCTTTGAAATCCAACGGTTATTTGCTGTCGATCATGGTCGGCCGGGTTGAAAAGCATCTGGCCGCCGTCGAAGCTCAGCAGATCGAGGCACAACGCAACCGTGGGCAAGCCGGCACGCAGCTAGGTATGCAATCGGTCGGTACGGTTGTTACAAAAGCAGCCGAACCTAAACAAAAATCCGCCCCGCCGCAAGGCTGGCAGGGCAAGGCTAAAAAGGCTACATTATGAATCGCAGACATTACAAACCGCGTTCCGAGACGGATAACCGCAAAAACTACTATACTCTGCTGCAAGTCGGTAAGGCCGAACTGGGCTGGGATGATGAGTTCTATTACGGCATCTGGCTGCCGATGCAGGGCGCTACCCTGAAAGACGGCAAATACTCGGCTTCAACGTTGTCTATCGGCCAACTGTGCCAAGCCGTGGAAACCATGAAGAAACGGGGCTTCAAGGTCAAGCACAGCAAGGATACATCGTCCAGGAAGCTGGCGGGCGATGCGCAATCAACAAAAATCCGCGCCTTATGGCTGGAAATGCACGCCCAGGGCATTGTTCGTGATCCGTCCGAGGCTAGCCTGGCTAAATACGTCAAGCGCCTGACTGATGTTGATGCGCTGCAATGGCTGGATACCCGGCAGGCCAGCGGCGTAATCGAGGCGTTGAAGAAATGGCAAAAGCGCTGC